TGTCCAGGACCTTGACAATTATTTTTAAACCCTTTAACAAAGCGAGGTGCGCTATGACAAGAGAAGAAGTCGTAGAAGTGGTGAAAGAAGAAGTTGTCAGGCTTTTTGGCAAGCCAGTAGATCAAGACCTGGCCATGGAAAAACTGAAGAAGGATAGAGCAGACCGGCAGCTTGTTGAAGAAAGAATAGAAACCGAAAAAGTTGAGCAGATGGTTAAAAAGGCCGGGATGGAGAATGATAAAGCAAGACTCCGAATGGAAGAAAAGAGGGTAGATGCTGAAATAGCAGCATGGATTAAAGAAGGCAAGAAAGTTTAAAGATGTATCAGAGCCTATAAACCCTTTAACAAAGCGAGGTGCGCTATGACAAAAGAAGAAGTTGTAGAAATGGTGAAAGCAAAGGTCGGTGAAATCGGCAACAGGGAAAAACCGCCAACCTTGATGCTTCAGGTTGAAGCGTTAATCCACGTTATCTGTGATATGGCGAGTCTCCCCAATGCAAATATCGTGGGGAGCGATGATGATGTGCCGACAATCGACAAAACCCCAGAGGATGAAGCTGCAACCGAAACTGCAAACGAAACGGAGGAAGTGAAAGATGTTTGAGTCTGCGGTTTTAGTCGGGAGTTTCCTGTTGACAGCTTTAGGCTTCCTGATTGTTGGCTTTGTGATGGGAAGAAAAACTAATTTTGCGCCAGTAGTGAAGGAGAAAATTGAAAAGGCTAAAGAATCACAGCCATTCGTTGATGACATTAACGAGGATCCCTACGCTATTGCGCTAGAGGAAGATAAGACAAGGCCGAAGGTTGTGGGCTCACTATAGGTGATTTATGGCAAAAATCGGAAGGAAGAAAAGGCCGGGAAGAAAAAGGACAAAACCCCCAATAGTGCGGGCAAAAAAGCAGATGCCAAAGCTGCTTATGAAGTGCCGGATCTGTGAGGAAACAATCGCCTCATTTTACCCGGAGAAGATTACGAGGCCCTTAAAGTCAGAAATGTTTGTTGGTATCGACCACACTTATGCAAAGCCTTTTTATGACGGTGTGTTTTGGGTAGATTTCGTGTGCCCTTACTGTTTAAACCAGCCATTTTGGGTTACTGAAGAAATAGCCCAGGAGTGGAATGGCGGCAAGGGCAAGGGCGTTAATGAAATCCTTACCGATAAAGGAATATTTCACGTTGATGTCTGCAAGATTTTTACCAGGCAGGGAGAGCCGGTTGAGATGGAGGGCGGTTGGGTATGTAAGCAATGTGGCAAAACTTTTCAGAAGTCGCAAAGTCTTTCGGCCCACATGAGGGGCCACAAGAAAGATAACCCGCAAACCCCAAAAAAGAGGGCGGTAAATGAGTAAATGGGCCTATCCAGAGCTATTGCCACCCGAAGGAAATGCGGAAGTCGGCAGCCGGGTGTTTGAATTGCTTGGTAAAATAGTAGCCGATAAGATCAATCTCGGACTTCATAAAAAGTGGCTCAATAATTACAAGCTCGGCAGAAATAAGCATTGGAATAGAGAATCGACTACCGTTCCCCTCATAACTGGAAATCTCCTAAATGTCCATAGACAAAGAACTGTCAATATGCTTACCGATAACAACCCGATCTTCAATGTCGTGCAGCTTGGTGGTAAGCCGGATCAGCCGATTTACGAAAAACTCCATCAGGCTTCTATGTGTTGGTGGATTGAACAGGAGCAGCAGGACAGGTATGAAGAAAGCGTTTTGAATGGTGAAACCTACGGTGTGTGTATTGAAAAGAGCATTTTCAATCCCGAATTGGAGTATAACCTGGGTGAAGTCGAAACCGTTATAGTCGATCCTTTCAGGTTTGGGTTTTGGCCTTTGAAATGTAGGGACATACAAAAAGCCGAAGCGGTGTTTCACTATTACCCGATGGGTGTTGCAGAAGCAAAAAGAAGATGGCCCAATCTTTCAAACCTGATTAAGCCCGACAGCCAATGGTTGAGCGAAATGGGAGAAGAAAGGCGAGAGCTGGTAACTGGCAACAACAAGGATAGTATCACCGCCACAATAGCCGGGACAATAAAAACGCTCTTTACCGGTGGGACAGAAAAATCGTATGACGCAGACGATACGCTCGTAGCCGAATGTTGGGCTAAAGACTACACGAGAGATCCAGAAAGCAAAGCATACATCTACACAGGAAAGATCAGATGCGTTACCGTTTGTAATGGTGGGAAACTCGTTCTTTCCGACAGACCAAACCCGTCCATTAACCCAAAGTACGATATTAAAAAAGCGCAGAACTCCTACCTCTACGACAAGTTTCCTTTTATCATGGTGAACAGCGCTAAGGATACCTCAACCGCCTGGGGCAGCTGCGACTTTGAGCAGCTCGAGCAGCTAAACAGGGAATTCAATAAATCCGTTTCTCAAATGGTGTTTCTCAAAGACAAAGCAGCCAGACCTAAAATCGTCAATCCTAAATCATCCGGCATACCGAATAGCCACTTCACCAACATTCCAAGTGTGGTTAATCCCAAAAACGCAGTTGAGGCAGCAGCATTGAGATATATGGACTTCCCAAATATGCCGGTTGACGTTAAGGAATCAGTAGCACTATTAAAAGAGATTTTCTTCCTGATCTCCGGCTCATTCGATCTTGAACAGGCGCAAACCCCAGGCAGAGAGGTGATCGCTTACAAGGCTATCGCTGCGCTACTCGAGAAAGCAGCAACTATGATGCGTGGGAAAATAAGGAATTACTCCAGGCTACTTCGGGAACGCGGGAGAATGTATTTATCACACTTGCAGAATTGGTACACCGAGGATCGCTGGTTTTACTATGAAGAAGCCGGGGAGTCAAAAACAGACAAGATAAATGCGGAGGAAGTAAATTTTCCCGTAAAACTTACCGTTGTTATTGGCTCAATGCTTCCTGTTTCAAAAGTACAGCAAAGAGAAGAAGCCCTGGTCCTCTTTGAGAAACAGGCAATCGATCAGCAAGACCTCCTTGAAAAACTGGATTGGTCAAACAGGAGCAAGCTGCTCGAGAGGATGAAAGCCGGTCCTTTGGGCGAGCTGGTTATGAAACTTGAAGCTATGGGCGCACCGGACGAAGTCCTTGAGCTGATCAACATGATTGCACCAATGGAAGAAGAAGATTTTGAAAAGGCAGTCGAGGGTGGGGATCTACCGCCTATTGATTGGCCCAATGTGCAAGATAAGGAATCGAGGGTCGCGATTGAAAATGACCTGGCTATGGAAAAACTGAAGAAGGAAAGAGCAGACCGGCAACTCGTTGAAGAAAAAATCACAACCGAAAGAGTTGAACAGACCATTAAACAGGCCGGCGCCGAATTTGATAAAGAGAAATTAAGGATCGAAGAAAAAAAAGTAGATGCGGAAATCGAGGCAATCAAAAAAGCCCCCCTTACCCAAACATCGAAAGAAAAGAACGTAACGGAGAAAGGGCTAAAAAGCAATAATGAAAAAAATTTGCAATAGATAGTGTGTTTTTCACACTACAGGGAGACCCCATGACCGAGGAAAAGGATAAAAAATTTGAGCTTCATGTGTCCGAAAAAAAAGAGGTGAAGCCCGGCAAGGTTGTAGGCGTTTGCCCGGCCTGTAAAACAAAGATAAGGGCTAATACCCCCATTGTCCTTACTCAATACCTGATCTCTACCCCCCAGGGAGTACAGCCAGCCATACCGAAGGTTGCCTGCCTTAGTTGTGGGTGTGAATATTTTGCTACCGCAGAGCTGGAACACCTAAAGAAAAAAATAGCAGAAGGCCAAAGCAGGATTATACTTGCACCGCCAGGATCGGTAGTGCCAAGACCTAATTGAATTTTTAATCTAACAAAAGGAGGAAGGAAAATGAAGAAACTAAAAACACTTGCAGCGATAGTTTTTGCCCTTGTCTTGGCTAGTGGGATCGGCGTTGCCGAAGAAAAAGTACCCACCATTCATGGCCCAGGTTCATATTTGTCAGTCATTAACACCGATACCGGATCTACCAAGCCAGCAAGGGAGGTCCCCACCTTCAATGCGCTTAAAGATATGCTTGAGTTTGACCTGGTAACAGTTAGCACAATGACGAATGGCTCAACCGAAACCACAAGCTATATGGACGATGATCCGGCGAGCTGGTTTGGTGGTGCCGAAAGAGGCGCAGGGCCTAACCCGGTTGATACTAATAGCACGACTGCAAAGATCGGCACAAACTCGCTCATACTTCAGTTTCCAGCCGATGCCCCCGTAAGTGCCGGTGTGCAGAGAACTATTGTATCGGATGATCTGGAAGCAAATGAAAGCGTAGGATTCTGGTTTAGATCATCTACTGCACTTACGTCAGGGGATCTTATTCTCACCATGTTAGACGATAGTGCAGGGACTACAACCGACTTTAACTTTCCAGCAGTTGCAGCTAACGCAGTTGACACCTGGACATGGACAGAGATTGACATATCAGGGCTTGGGGCCCCCTTTGGTGATGCGATCACCGAAATAGGGATCAGGCTATCATCTGCCGGTGCTGCAAGTCTTGGTGCGTTCAGTTGCTACATTGATGGAATGTGGAAATGGGATGCAGCCGATGAAGAAACATTGTCACACCCCATAAGAGATAGCGGTGTTATTTCGGTTTTAACTTACCCTTATAGCGAGGCCACTAGCAACGTAATGACAAAGTTAACCGAGAACACAGATTATTTCCCTCACTACCAATCAGGGAATGATGCCATCGTGATTATTACGGATCAATCGCTCTATAGTGGTATGGCTTTGGTTCTTTACTAAGGAGGCATTTGTTATGGCTTTAATAGACATGAAAAGGCCGAAGGAAAAGAAAAGCTCGAATATGGAAGTGGCATCTGTTGATGAAGGCGAAAGGTACCCCTATGGTCTGCGGATCACGCTGGAAGATGCCGAGCTTGGCAAGTTGGGGATCAGCGTTAAGGAATTAGATGTTGGCAAGGAATTAAGCATTAATGCGATTGCCAAAGTTGATAGGCTTGAGGATAGGGATAGCAGAAATCAGGGGCATAATCAGAGCGTGAGCTTGCAGATAGTCAAACTTGATGTTGAAAAACCCAAAAGCAAGACTGCGAAGCACTTTAGCAATTTAAGGAGAGGACCGGGTTAATGCTTATCCAATATCCACTTACCGAGGATGAGTTGAATCAACATTTACAAAATCCAGATACTAACCATTTGGTTGTTTCTATTTTATGGTTGGCTCAGACATTAAATGCCCCAAAACCATTTCCTGCGGGGAATCTTCCAGGCGAAGATCCAGAAGAAATGATCGAGAGGCTAAAGAAGGAAGGAAAAGATTTTACCGTTACTAGGTATGGCCCAAACGCAAACAAGGAAAAAGGTTAATGCCACTCTATGACTATGAATGCAAAAGATGTGGGCACATCACCGAAATAATAAGGCCAGTGGATGATGTGATTATAGGGTGCCCCAAATGCAACAATGGGGTGGCCACCAGGATCATATCTGCGTCTGGCGTTAATTGTGCCAATGAAGATGCTGCGTGGATCAGATCGGTGAGAGAGGTAGTGGAAAAGGGCACAAATAAGCCCCATTGTGTTGAATTCCTGAAAAATCCTACCCGGTCAACTCTGAAAAACTGGATGAAGGGCGAAGGATTAAGACACAAGGAAGACGGGGAAGATCGAAGGCCGAGCAAAAGTGAAACCACAGAGGAACACAGGAAAATAACTCAATTACTCAAAAAAAAGAAAGAGAGGGAAAAAATTGTCGTCAGAGGATAAGGATATTGAAACAATCTTGGGGAGTACCGGAAGAACCCTAACCGGGTTAAGTGAGCAGAAGTATTCCGGCAAGGTAAATATCCAGTTTAATATGTCCAAGGGAGGCATAACAGATGCCTTTATGAATCTCTACACCCGAATGGGTTTAAAGAAAAAGGAGAAAAAGAATGTCGAGAGAACATCAGACGATAAATGAAACGGTTTTAACACCGGAATCAGGGCCCTCGTCAACCCCTGATACGTCAGCAGACACCTCTAAGGGATCGTCAGGCGCCGCAGACGCTAAAGGCGCAGATGGAGTGCAGACGTTAAACGAGGATGGAACACCGAAAGTAGCAGGAAAAGAAGCAGAGGCAGGGAAAGAAGCAGAGGCAGGGAAAGGAAAGGGACTTGAGGGGGCTGAAGATCGGCTTGATAAGCATCCCCGGTTCCAAGAAGTGATCAAGGCCCGAAAGGATGCTGAGGGAAAAGCAGCAACCTTACTGGCAGAAAACGCAGCGCTAAAAGCGCAGATGACAACGGTGCAACCGGCAAGGCCAGCCGAAGCCAAGCCCGATGGGAGGAATTATCAACAGGAATTGGGCGAGCTTAACAAAAAGCTAGATGAAGGCGATATAGCACAGGGTGAGTATATGACAAAATATACAGAAATCATCCGAGCCGAAAGTAAGGACCAGGCACAGGCTATGATCGAAAGAAGTCAGCAAGAATCAAAGGTAAGCTCGCTTGAAGATCAATTCTTGAAAGATAATCCTGGCTACATGGAAGTATTTAAGACTGGAAAGCTGGATGCTATCAAGGCCGGATCTCCGATCTTTGATAATATTTCAGCTTACAAAGAGCACCAAAGGCTCGAAGCAGAAGCAAGCGTTGAAACAAAAGTTAAAGAGGCGGTTGACGAAGCGGTAGAAAAAACGAAAAAGGAAATGATCGATCAGTTTAAGGCGAAAGGAAGTGCTGCTGTTTTGGGCGAAGGCCCGGCTGCGACTCCTACTGAAAAGTCGGCAAAGGATAGCCCGGAAATGAAAACGCCAAAGAAATTTGGTGGCACTACGAATGTCCTGGCTAACAGGCTTGCTCAAAGAAGGAAGGCGAAGGCCGGTTTATAGTTTTTAACGGTTACTTGGTAAGTCGCTGAATTATAGCGTAACTTCGAGAGTCCGATGGGAGAGTTGTTTTTTCTCTATCGGATTTTTTTATTTTAGAAAGGAGGAAACGAAGATGATCTTAGAAGAACTCAACGAAATAACCAATGATTATTTCTTGCTTGAAGATGGGTCGGCAACGGACATCTATTTCACCACATCATTCCTAGTGGATTATCTGATGAAGCAGCAGAATGGTCTTTGGGAAAGGCCGAATGGCGGTAAGAAAATCAGAGTACCGCTAGAGTATGACGAGAGCGAGGGTGGCTGGTATCAGAGGAATGACCCCCTGTCAAGTGATGATCGGGAGATCATAGATGCTGCGTACTTTGCCTGGAAGCACGTTTATGGCAACGCAACTATTTACCGGACAGACTCCCTTTACAATGCCGGTGAGTATGCGGAAGTGCAGCTCGTAACTTCAAAGGTTAAGAATGCACAAAAAACCGCCAGGAATAAGATTGCGAAGACTATCTACTCTGCATCTGGTGATGCAGCTTCATCTCTTACGGGGCTGCTTTCGTGTTGTAGCGCAGCGACTACCACGCCATACGGTGAAATTACCGAGGACGGTCTTGTGGCTGCTGATGGCACAAAGAGGTGGAAAGGTAACGTCAATGCCACAGGTGGCACAATCACCCTGGACATTATCAGGACAATCGCATCCGAGGCCAAGATCCACGATGGCACAGATGGCAAGCCCAACCTGGGAACAACTACCGAAGTGCTTTTCAATAAGGTTAATAGCCTTCTTCAAACACAGCAACGCTATGTGAAAGAGGAAGATAGTGTAAAGGCCGGTTTCTTGAGACTCGTTTTTGAGGGGAAAATTATTGCTGCTGACGATTATGTTCCAACTGGTTACTACTTCAACATGAACGGCAATCACATCGGTTTTGGTATCCACGCCAAAGGCTATTTTGCGAGAACGGAATGGATGGATCTGCATGGGCCAGCCGGTCAGACCATGAAAGTCTTTTGGGATGGGAACATGATTTGTAATCACCGGCTTGCTCAAGGCTGCGGTAGTGGCTTAACGCCTACATAATTTAACCCTCAGAACTAGAAAGGAGGAAATTTGCAATGAATGAACCTATGAAAACTACATTTAGTCAAAGCATCTATGCACAAAGCTCGGTTAGGAAAGAGATTTTGGGATGCTTGAGGACTTTGGACGATGGCAGAAAGTTCAACTATGCCAGAGCCGGTGGGATTGCGCTTACTGCCGGTGCGCCCGTTGAGGGCGTTGATGCGGTAGGCCACCATTGGAACCGTGCGGTAGTTGGAACCGCCATTGCGGTAGGGTCAACGACTGTACTCGTAACCCTGGGCGCAACCTTAGTAACAGAAAATCAGTATCAGTTTGGATTTTTACAGATCAACGCTGGTGCTGGAATTGGAAGATCCTATCGGATTGCAAGCCATCCGGCTGCTGCTCTTTCCACCAATGTTCTCATCCAGTTAGATGAGCCTATCGGGGTCGCTCTGGCTGCTGCAACTTCAAAAGCATCTTTGATTTATAACGATTTTCAAGATGTTGTGGTTTCTACTGCTGCGACTAAAACCCCTGCCGGCGTACCGCCTATCGCAGTTACCGCAGAGTATTACTTTTGGAGTCAGACTTTTGGACCGGCGGGTGCGATTGTGGATAATGCTGTAGCAGTAGGAACAGAACTGTCCGGTGGCGCGGGAATACTCGCAGCGAGAACAGCCTGGACCGACAACAGCTATGGTTTTTGCCGAGGGACTGCTGGTGTTACTGCCGAGTTAAAGCCGGTTATGTTGACAATGGGCTAAGATTTTGTTGTCAACCGGTTAATCAAAAATCGGGTAGGGGGTAAAGATGAAATTAGGCGATCTGGTCGAAGAAATACTTAATATTGTCCAGGACCCATCGATTGATGCGAAAAAAGTAAAAAGCCTTGTAAATGATGGAATCTTGGAGGCGGCTTCACGTTCTGATACCCCCCTACCCGATCTTGAAATAAGTGAGAACGTAGAAACAAAAACTGATCGAGCTTGGGTTACACTGCCGGCGAATTACCACAGAAAGCTGAATTTCTGTTACAGCGTAGCTCAAAATGGTCGAGTGAAGATCCTGAAAAGCCTTCAACATCTCAAATCTAAATATCCTGGGCTCATTCAAACAGGGAATGTCTGGCATGTAACTCAAAGTGGTGGAAGGATCTATTACCAGGGGATCCCGAGTACGGTTGACACCTTAACGCTCGGCTACTACAAATTGCCACCCATTCTCAACAAGGATGACGAGACACCCACCTTTCTCCCAAACCATCTTCATAAAAAATTGCTTGTCAACTATGCGTGCAAGGAACTATTCAGCGTTATCGAAGATGGAGTTGAAGGGAGAAAAGTAAATACCAGTTATCACGAAGGGGAAGGGGAAAAGGCTTTGGCAGATCTTGAGAAGTTTCTCGGTCCGGAACAAGATGAACCTAAACTAATAAACGACATGCTATGTCTGTCTTAACCATACTGAAAGCAACCAAAGGGCTAAACACAAAACATGATCCAGCCAGGCTAAAGTATGACCCCGAAGTGGGAATCCAGGAATTACCGGTAGCAGTAAATATTGACGTTGACGATACTGGAAGACCATCGAGAAGGAAAGGGTTTACCAGGCAAGCAGCCGGATCATTTCACAGCCTGTTTTGTGATAGTGGAACTGCCTTGATCTGTAGCGGTGGCGGTCTTTTTGTGCTTCATCCTGATTACACGAGGACAGGCATAAGGAATGTTACTGCTGGCAAAAGGATGAGCTATTGCCAGATCGATGATAAGATCTACTATACGAATGGCTATGAAACCGGGTATGTGAAAAATGAAGTAAGTTATGCGTGGACAGTCTTAACTTACTATGGCCCGGACACGAAGAGAGTGCTTTCCGGCCCACCGATAGGGAAGCATCTTGAGTTTTACAATGGGCGAATCTACATCACGCAAAAAGATGTAGCGTGGTATTCAGAACCCCTTGACTACAACAGTTTTGATCTCCACAAGAACTTTCTTCAATTCCCCTCTACCGCAATAATGATAAGGGCGGTTAAAGACGGTATTTATGTTAGTACCGACAAGGCAACCTATTTCTGTTTTGGCCCTAATCCAGACGAGGGGCTTGATTGGATCATGGTAGCCCCTTATCCAGCGATAGAATATTCTGAAATAACGATTAATGGGCGAATGATTGTAACTCAAGAAGGAGATCCGGTAATCGATACTACTGTTAATGAGAAGGCTGCCATGTGGGTATCGACAAAAGGGGTTTGTTACGGTGGATCAAGCGGAAGGTTTGCGAACATCACACAAGAGAAGATTGATCTTCCCACAGCTTTAATCGCAAACAGTTTTTTAGTAGACGATAAGTTTTTGACAACTTTAGAACCCTAAAAGGAGGAAGGCAAATGGCTTTAAGACTTTCAACGGGGATACGAAACAATATGCTTGGGGATGTGGCGCTTGTTGGAGGGGCGGTGATCGGTGCTGGCATGAATTTTGATGATAATGACGCTAGCGAGGACACCATCACCGATGGTGGAACTGGCTTTGTAGCTGCCGGGTTTATGGTTGGTGATATACTTTTTTGCCAGG